GTCGATTGCGTGCTGTGGATCGCATCGGAAAACATCACGGCAAACGAGTACAACCCCAACAAGGTCGCGCCGCCAGAGATGGAATTGCTGGAGGTGTCAATCGTCAATGACGGCTACACGCAGCCGATCGTGACGTGGGCAAAAGATGACACGCACGAAGTGGTTGACGGATTCCATCGGTCGAGAGTAGGCAAGGAATCTAAACTGGTTGCGCAGAGAATTCAGGGCTACCTTCCAGTAGTTGAAATTCGCAAGGAGCAGCAAGGAAAGAATGATCGCATCGCGTCAACGATTCGGCACAACAGGGCACGCGGAAAGCATCAAGTTGACGCGATGTCAGAGATCGTCCTCGAGCTAAAGAATCGCAACTGGACCAACAAGCGAATTGCTAAAGAGCTTGGCATGGACGAAGACGAAATTCTTCGCCTATGCCAGATCACCGGGCTTGAGCATCTGTTCACGGATCAGGACTTTTCAAGAGCGTGGGAAGCGGCCGACAGTAATCCGACTGATGACTTCACGGAGTTGACAGATGAGGTTTCGGATGCGATTCGTCAAGAAACGCGGACCGCAAACACTTCAGACCCAAACCGGGTGTTTCATACGCACGACAAGTGGGAGTGCGTTAAGGCAGGATTCTATTCTTCGACGGTAGACGGAAAGACTAAGGAACAATGCAAGCTGGAGTACGCTGAGTTTTTGTCGGACACAGAACAGTTTGCGGCGGCACTAGACAAGGTGTTTGAGCAGTGGCCCACGTCCTGCGAGCATTACCTTACGAATATAGCCATGAATCGGATTGCGTGGCTGGGTCAGGCGTCGATGTGCATCGCCAGAGGTATTCCAAGTCAGTTTTGCTCTGGATTCAACCTGCTGACAATTGAGCAGCAGGAAGCAGCGAACGAAACGGCACTCACTGCACTAAACAGGTGGCTTGCTGGTCGCGGAATGAAAACGCTGAATATGCACTCTGCGTTGTCGTATGGCCGCCAAGTGGAGATTTATTAATGCGGCATATCATGCTGGACTTAGAAACGATGGGCACTGCGCCGGGGTCCGCTGTAATGCAAATTGGGGCAGTGGAGTTTTCGATTTACAAGGTTGGCGATCCGCTATTGATCAAGATTAGTCTTGAGTCCTGCGTTGCTGCTGGAATGAGAGTTGATGCGGCAACGATCATGTGGTGGATGAAGCAAAGCAATGCAGCTCGTGATTCATTATCAGACAACTGTGTTTCAATCCGCGACGGTCTTCAAGCGTTTACGGAGTGGATTGGAAAAGAAAAAGTTTGCGTTTGGGGCGACGGGGCGGCATTCGACAACGTCCTGCTTGCATCTGCGTATCGGGCTTGCCGAATAGCGCTACCGTGGCATTATTCTGGCGACCGTTGCTTTCGCACGATGAAAGAAGTGTTTCCGGTCGAAAGGGTTGTTTCCGAGGTTGAACATAACGCGGCATCTGACGCAGTTGCGCAGGCAAAACAGATGCAGGCGATTCTTACAAAATACGCGATTAGACTGGAGTGACTGTATGACAAAAAAAGTGCATTTGCTGACATCGGTACTTGATGAAGCTCGCGAAAGAATTGCTAAATCGTTCGATATGTTCGAGCGGCTTTATATTTCGTTCTCCGGCGGCAAAGATAGCTCGGTAATGTTTCACCTTGTTATGGATGAGGCTAAGCGACGGAACCGCAAGGTCGGCGTTTTGATTATTGATCTGGAAGCACAGTATTCCGACACCATTAAGCACATTGAAGAAATGGTTACGTGTTATGCGGACAACATCGATTTGCATTGGTTCTGTGGCGAACTACTACTGCGAAATGCCGTGTCGAATTACCAGCCGCGATGGATTTGCTGGGACGAAGAAAAGAAGGATATTTGGGTTCGAGACAAGCCAGCGATGGCGTCGGACTTAAGCCAATACGATTTCTACACTCCAAAAATGGAGTTTGAGGAATTGATGGTGATATTCGGCGAATGGTACTCGCAAGGAAAAAAGACCGGGGCGTTTATCGGTATTCGTTCAGATGAGTCATTGCATCGATACAGGGCGATCGTGTCACGCAAAGACGGATTGATGGCTAATGGCTATAAGTGGACAACAAAGGTTGCTCGCAAGTTGTACAACATCTACCCGATTTACGACTGGCGAGTCGAAGACATTTGGGTGTATCACGGTAAAAACCCCGATCGGCATCACAATAGAGTGTATGACCAGATGACAAAGGCTGGCGTGCCTTTAAGTCAGCAGCGGCTTTGCCAGCCGTATGGTGACGATCAGCGCAAAGGCTTGTGGTTATATCACATTCTTGAGCCACTGACGTGGTACAAGCTTATCGTTCGCGTAAATGGCGTAAACAGCGGAGCGATGTACATTCAAGAAACGGGCAACATGACCGGATACAACAAGATCAGCAAGCCTGACGGCCACACATGGAAATCGTTTTGCAATTTGCTGTTGCGGACAATGCCAAAGAAAACCCGTGATCACTATTTGGCAAGGTTTCGAAAGTTTATCGCAGGGTGGCAGCAGCGTGGCTACGTGACAATTCCAGAAGAAGCCCCGCACGAACTGGAGGTTAAGTGCTGGGCACCGTCGTGGCGGCGAATGTGCAAGGTAATTCTGCGAAATGATTATTGGTGCAAAGGTCTTGGTCAGTCTCAGCCGCTGTCAGACGCATATCAGACGTTCAAAGAATTGCGAACAAAGCGACGGGCAGCAAAGGCATTGGAGGTGAGCCATGTCGAGGCAGACTAAAAAGCAACTTCGAGAAACAGCAAGCTACAGAAAAAACTCAGCGGACCCTGTTTTGATGTGGAAAGGGCAATATGTAGAAATTGTCGGCAACGAAGACGTGCAGACATCATTGGGAGGCGTGACGCTGTGTGCAAAGATTCGAATCATTGGTATGCCCATTGAGAAGGCGTTGCGACTGGTTCCGATCGAGGAACTTAGCAAGGAATCGCCATGAGCCACAACCAACGACTCTACTGGCTTCGCACCCGCGGCTGGCTTCCCGACGATCGCGGCTTTGACCTCAAAGAACTGGGGCAGGCCGTGGTGGTTCGTGGCGTGCGTCTCGGTGAGCCAGAAGCGTTCTGGCTTGCTGCAAATGATGGCAGAGCGGCGATTCACGAAGAGAACACGCCGGTTAAGACGTGGGAGGAGTTGCAGGCGTGGATTCAGGAGCAGCCAGAGGCAAAGAAACCTTTGGCTGCGCAAAGAAATCTTTTCGGGGATGATGAGTAAATGGCCTCGCAATGGATCAAGATCGAACACACGACTCCAGACAAGCCGGAGGTGTTCCAGATCGCTGACATGCTCGGAATTGACCCCGATGCGGTTGTTGGAAAGTTGGTGCGGGTCTGGATCTGGGCAGACCAGCAGACGCGAGACGGTAACGCTCCCAGCGTTACATCAGCGTTACTAGATCGCATTTCTTGCGTTACAGGTTTTGCGGACGCACTGCAATCAGTTGGGTGGCTCGACATCACTACGGGTGGTATTCACTTTTGCAATTTTGACCGCCACAACGGCAACTCATGCAAAACACGGGCTTTATCAGCGAAACGGGTGGAAACGCATCGAGAAGTGAAACGCAAATGTAACGGTGACAGCGTTACAAAAGCGTTACTAGAGAAGAGAAGAGAAGAGAAGAATAGTAATACAGAAACACAGGACGCGAATGCGTCCACGATTCCAGTTGTTGTGAAACAGGATGCGGCTTCGGTCAATGCTCCAAAGAATCGCAGCAAGGCATTCGAGAAACCGACAGTGCAGCAAATCATCGGTTACGTGCAGGAGATTGGAAGCACGGTCGACGCAAAGAGCTTTTGGGACTACTACGAAAGCAACGGCTGGCGGGTTGGTCGCAACCCGATGAAGGACTGGCGGGCAACAGTAAGGCAGTGGCAATCGCGAAATCATCAGGGGAATGGGAATGGCGGAACGCAACGACTTACAACGTCACAGCATCGCGAGAACGCAAACGCAAGTGCCTTCAACTCAATCCGGGCCGCGATTGCTGCCAGCGGCGACTAAGGCTGCTGGGCTGATCAGTAGCCTCGAAAGACTGTGCTCTGCGAAGGCGACGGTACAGCTCACGAGCCATCAGGCAGAAACGTGGCTGGCTTCCCTGTCGGTATTCGACCCGAAGATTGTCAACGCAGTGATTCTGAAGATTGCTCACGGGCCAGATCCATTTCCGGACCTCGGAAAGATTGTCATCGCGTGTGAGCAACTTAGGCGTGAGCGTGCAGGTACGCCAGCGCAGGGTGAGGTAAAGATTGGTGCGGCAACTTTGAAGGCATTGGCAGAAGCCTGGGGGCTGGATGTATGAGCGAAAACAAACCGGAATACGTTGTCGAGTTTCGCAGGGCCGCTGATGTTCTTTGGCGTGAGTCGTTCCGGTCGAAGGATCGGGCGGAAGCGGAGAGGCAATTGTTGAGCGACAGGAAGCGATTTCTCACGTATCAGTTGCGGCTGATTCAGGTGAAGGTGTTAAAAGACTTGCGTTGAGCAGAGAAGTGGAACATCCGCTGTTCATGACGGCATGAAGAAAACATTGGGGTTGTGGCTTAAAAGTGGTATCGCTGTTGTTTTGGGGAGTTCGGGAATGAAATACAAGATCAAGACGATTGATGAGGCGGAACAGTTTCGACCTTACGAGGTCACGCTGCTAATCGAGTCACGAGAAGAACACGAGATGTTCCACGACAAGATTGCGTGTCAAATCGCAAAGACTAGCCAGTTTATTGGTGACGTGTATGAGGCTGGCAAGAAAACGATCATCAACAGCGGAAGTGTCCCGCTGAAGTAAACGCGGTAATTGCATCCGCGTTTACTTCGGCCAAAACGGTGAATAGCTCGAAAACATTGATGAAACCTTGCGGAACTGACTCCGCTGCTCATTTGGGAATCTGTGATGAAATATCTGTCTGTCTGCTCAGGAATCGAGGCTGCTTCTGCTGCCTGGCATTCGCTCGGCTGGCGGCCAGTTGGGTTCAGTGAGATCGAGCCGTTTCCGTGTTCGGTCTTGGAACACAGGTTCCCGGACGTGAAGAATTTCGGAGATATGACAAAGTTCAAGGAGTGGGACATTGAGCCGGGTTCAGTTGATGTTCTTGTGGGAGGAACGCCGTGTCAGTCGTTCTCGATTGCTGGTTTGCGTGGCGGACTCACCGACGGTCGAGGAAATCTCGCTCTCACCTACTGCCAAATTCTGCAGAAGTTTAGACCGCGATGGTTCATCTGGGAAAACGTCCCCGGTGTCCTGTCATCGAACGGCGGACGGGACTTTGGTTCCATCCTCGGGGCGATGGTCGAACTCGGGTATGGGATCGCATACCGAATTCTCGACGCTCAATACTTTGGAGTTCCCCAACGACGCCGGCGAGTGTTCGTTGTTGGATGTGCTGGAGACTGGCGACGTGCCGCAGCGGTTCTTTTTGAGTCCGGTTGCGTGTCGGGGGATACTGCGAAGAGCCGCAAAGCGAAACAGAACGTTGCCGCCCTCACTGCAACAGGCGTTGGAACATGCGGTGCAGACGACAACCAAGGACAGGCAGGACATTTGATTCCAACAACACAGTTCGGGCCAATAGCTGGCACATTAACGCAGCGACATGACAGTTCACCTTGTGCCGATCGTGGGCAGAATGTTGTACTGGCACAGGCATTCAGAACAGCCGGTGACGGGGCTGTTTATCATCAAGGCGACAAAACCGCAGCATTGACCACGGCAACTGATCCATGCACAAACATCATCACAACATCAACCGGAGAAACAGCCCACTGCCTGAACGCTGGCGGTATGGGGCGGCAGGACTATGAGACGGAAACGATGGTCGTGGCGTTCTCGTCAAAGGACTATGCCGCAGACGTTGGGGAAACTTCACCGACATTGCGCGCAATGGGACACAGCGGCTCTCATGCAAATGCTGGAGGCCAGGTCGCCATATTGGGACAGATGGGCGTTCGTCGTCTGACTCCTCGAGAATGCGAACGGCTTCAGGGATTCCCGGACGATTGGACGCTGGTAACTCATCGAGGGAAGCCGGCGGCTGATGGTCCGAGGTATAAGGCGATCGGGAACAGCATGGCGGTTCCGGTCATGCGATGGATCGGGAAGCGGATTGAATTGGTCTGAATGAGCAGCGGAACTTGTATGCTCTGTTAAAGAAAGCAGCAAAGATGGCAAAATCGTGGAAGGTTGATGAGTTGATTCGCGTTCGTGCGGACAATGGAGGCTGGAGGGTTTGGCGTGTTGTTGGGGTGTTTC